TATTACTTAAACCTTTTGAAGCAGCAGCTAACCCAGTCTGCATAAGAGCCCCGCGTCTTGCTCTACGTACAGCTTGTTCGTTTCGTACTCTATTTAAATCCGTAGAAGCTGCTATTCTGGCACTTTGAGCTAAAGCATCGCCTGTACCTGCTTCTTGCCCTCTAGCTATACCAAGTACGTTTAATTGATCCTCCATTTTAGCGCCTTTAGCAGCTGTGTTAGCAGCAAGTATTTGCCCAGTAGCGGCAAGTGCTCTTTCTGCACCATCGCCTATGTTTTGTACTGACCCTAAATCTAGATCTGCGGTTAAAGCTTGTTGCGTATCTGCAGCGGCTCTACCACGTAATGTACTAGCTACATCTTCTGACGCAGCTTTATCTCGCATTTCTACTAGCAACGGGTCATACGTTTTTTTAAAGTAATCAGAGTCTGCTTTAGCTATAGCCGCAGCTGTTTTTTCTGTTTGCGTAGGAGCGTAATCTTTTTCTTGTGGAGCTCTAGTTTTGCTTCCCATGTAATGTTACCTTTCTTCTGTATATTGTAGTTTCTTTTGTCCAACCTGTTTTACTTAAAAATTTACCTAACTCGGATACTGCTGATTGTGCTTCGATACTTCCACATCCACAATACTCAGCAATACCTTCAAACCATCTTATATGATTTAACCAATTATTTTTACCTCTTTCGTGTGTGTACGCAATCCATACAACTAAAACCTTTTCTTCAGAATAAGGATCTTCTTGTACAGAAAGCACTACAAACCCTAGAGGTGATACAAAAAGCATAGACTTACCTGCTACACATTCAGCGTACACGTCTTCAGGTTTATACGTTAAGTGAGGGTTTTGTTCTAAAATAAATTCAATACCTTCACGTACCATTTCCCAACAAGTACGAATATCAGTGTACTCTGGGATATCAAAATTCTTATGTATATTTACAACATTAGCAGTCATTAGTAATCAAGCTCCATTCCATATTTTTTATAACGCTTACGTTTAGTAAGTCCCACTCCTCGGTATTTAACAAGTCTACGCACACCTAAGTCTCCGCTACGTGCTCGTAGTTCTGCTTCTGCTACTTGTTGGTTAAACAATCCTAAATAATCTGCAGAAGCATATATATCCGTCCATGCCCTAGACGGTATACGTAAAAGTCTGTACAACGTGCCGTACAAAATGCCGTCTCTGTAATCGTTTGAGAACGCCGTATCTATATTAGATGAAGTACGTGTTGGTTTAAGTGCTACAGATAACTGTATAGAGTTAGTTAAAGTAGCGTTAGGTACTGGTATCAACCAAAATTTATTTGCATCCTTTTGTAAGTACACTTTAGGTGTACTAGACCTATCTCTCCAATCGGGAAAGTTAAGCTCTAAACTCCTTGGACTAATAGGATCTAAATCTTCTCCGTCATAAATAGCCCAAAGTATGCTGTGTACAGAAGTACCTACAGGCTGATCGAACTCGTACTCATATATACCTGACGTACTAGATATAGGATCTAGGTCATAAACAAAAGCTTTGCTTTTTGCACAAAACTCTATTGTTGCTGACCTTAAATTAGATTTTACTAACATCTCAGGACAACCTGGAACGTAAGGTAATATCTCTTTTACTAACGAATCAAATGTAGCCATAGTTTATCCTGTAGGTAAATTCTGAGGAGTCGCTAGTGCATTACTACGCGCATCCTGATTAGGGCTTAGCCCAAACTGTACTTGTGATCCTGCTCCTATACTAGACATAAACAACTGATAATGCAGCTGTGCCATGTTCATATTTCCTGCAAATTCAGCATCTTTTAAGTAACACTTGTACAAAACAAAATCTACTATAGCATTACCGTACACATCATCTATATCTATTGTGGAACTAGTACTAGATAAATCAGTCGGGTTTGCAGAAGTTATAACCTCTACAAACGTACTTGTAGTAGAAGCCCCTGGGTACACATAAAACCTACGTGGGTCATCTTCATCAAACATATAATGCCTAACGGTAGTAGTATGTGCTGCATCTCCTGTTACATCAGGGTCATGCCAATCAGGGTCTTGAGAATTAATAATGTCCATATCTACTAGTGTAATAGCTCGTTTACCTGTTGCACTACCTCCTGCTGCAGACATGTTTCGTACAACTTTAATTAAACGTAGTGCAGAACTAGGAATAGTCTGCTCTGTGCCTACTGCTAGAGCAATATTAGAATGATCTGCTGAAGCTTCAGGTCTTATATTAACTATTTCCCTTTGTGCATCATTTATATAACGCAAAAGTTCCGCTTCAGGAAAACGAACATTAGTAGAATCTTGCAGTGAATCTTCTATACGAAGTATTAGGTTTGCACCTGTTAATGTACCTGCCATATCTAGTCTCTATTTATTCTTCGACATAAGCCTCGTTTACATCTGGAGTACTAGGGTCGTCAGCTTTGTAATGACCAGATTTAGTTCTGGCTCTTTTTTTCTTTGTTACTTTCTTTTTAGCTGCTGGTTTTTTCTCTTCTTTAACTTCAACTGCGCCTTGTTGTAACGCTTGAAGTCCAAGATCATCACCTACTTCTCTAACTTCGCCTTTAGCGATGTGTATAGAAGCTCCCCATGTTGTACTTATATGTAAATCTTTATGTGCTGTAATTTTCACTTTTTTTCCCTCCGTAGGAAAAATTTATTAAAAGAAGGGTGGTCCTACATAACAAAGTTACTTAGACCACCCATGCTGCTACTTAGTATGCAACGTCTAAACGAATAACACCAAAGTCTTCGTTCTGACCAGTATGATCAGAATAGTAGACTGGCTTCTTCATTCCGAAGATCTTACCAATTGAAATACCATTTTGGTTTCCGTAGTCGAATACATCTTCAACTATTTCTGGAAGACCGATATCTGCCATAGCAAGAGCTTGTGCTCCAACAAATAGACATGCAGAACCGTTAACGTCAGCGTTAGCGCCCCACTTGTATCCGTTAGAACCAGCGTTACTTGAAGATCCTGAAGTCGCGCCACTTGTGTTAAACACGTGTCTGAATTCATGAACCATCACACCATCAACCATCAAACTAGAAGAACCTGAGAATAGCTCATTGTTAGGTCCTCTTACTCCAGCATTTCTAACGTTAGCTAGGAAGTCTGAATCAAGTTTAAGGTCAGCCATTACTTGTGGAGTAACAAACAAGTGATACACTTCTTCATTACCAGCACCACGTAACCCACGTACATATTGATCTTTAGCAAAAGCTTTAAGAGCAAGAATACATTCGTAAGTAATTGTGTCAGCTGCTGCTACAGCGGTGACGTCTCCTGCAACAAGTTTACTACTTGCATCCCATCGTCTGTGACGATTAGTAGTAGGAGCTGTTACGTCACTTGCAAAAGCAAGATCCCCAAGGTTTTGTCCTGTGTTTAGGACACCTCTCAACGCACCATTGTTTTTAAGAGTGTATGCAATACCTGATAGACTCAAAAACGCAAGTTGGTCGATACGATCTGCCATTGCGTATGCAAGTGCATCTCGTGAGTGCTCACGGAAGTTGACAACTGATTTTTGATCCGCAAGACGTCCCGCAAGACGGTTTGCAAATCTGAGTTGATCAAGTTGTGCAACGATGTCGTATGCTCTTAATGCTTCTTCATTACCTTCTAGAGAGTTGTCACCAACGATACCATCGCCTGTCATGTCAGCAAGAAGAGTAAGTACTGCTCTTGCGCCTTTTTCAGACTGGGTAAGTTCAGATATTCTCTGAACCATAGAGTTTGGACCACTTCCAGCGAATTGGTTAATGAAGGACATATTTCGAGCTACGCGCCAAAAATCACGTGACCAGATAGTAAGCTGTTCACTAGTCAGTGATGCAAAGTTAGTATTTGCCATTTCTACATCCTCATAAGAGATTAAAATTAAAAACTTAATCGACTTCTGGGGCGATATAACCCGTATACCCTGTATCGTTGGGATACGTTTTCGTACTTTAACGAATACGACCTCGACTAGATTAACGCCATAGTAGGCGAATAACGTTTTTTTACCTAAACGACCTGGGTTAGATATCGTTCTAACGGACGAGTTATCTATTATCCTAACATAAATTTAACCAAAGTCACCACGTAATCGTCTTACAGTCTCCTCTGGTAAAGCACCAAACTCATCATCAGACAGTGTGTTTATGTTTGTGACTTTTTCTCCACGTGCAGAAGTACTTTCACCTTTTAGTGCAGGCGGTTGTGCTTTTGACGCAGCTATTTTATTTTTTACATTAGCTTTTTGCTTCTTTTGGGCTATTTCTTTAGACTGCGTAGCTACTTTAGCTTCTGCTGGTTTTAGCAATTCAGGTTGTTTTGCAGCTAAAGTGTATTCAGTTGCTTTTGCTAAAGAGTCTGCAGGTTCGTATCCTTGTACTATAAAAGCATCTCTAAGATCCATTACTTCTCTAGTAAGTTCTTCATTAAACTCTGCAGAATTTTCATCCAAAATACTAGCAATTTCCGCAGCTTTAGCTTGTAGTTCTTGCTGTGCTTGATTCTGCTGTACTGTTTGCCCCATTTGACGTTGTATATCAAACATTAAAGCGTCTTTTTCAGCTTTACGTATTTCATTACGTAGTTCAACAGCTTTAGCTGATTCTCCATCTAATATTAATTGCTGATACTCTTGTTCTTTAAGATCAAAGTCATAAGTAGGGGCCGCTTCTTTAGCTTCTGCTTCTTTTTGTTCTATTTCTTCAATGCGTTTTTGCATTTTTTTATTCTTAGCTAATACTTCGTCTAACCTAGACTTAGGCACCATTGGAGCTTTTGGTTTTTCTGCTACAACTTCTTCTTCTACAACTTCTTCAGCAGGGAACTCTA